TATTTAGATGCAAATTGTTCTATTGACATTGGTGCAGGCGGCGCAGCTGCTACAAGTGGTCTAGGTTCAAGTTTGACTAGCGCGGCGCGCGGTTTTGGTGTTGGCGGTGGCGGTCGTGGCGGCACTTTTGCGACAGTAATTCCAGAACCAAACGCTTGCGGTGGTGGTGGTTGCGGTGCAGGAGTAACAGCAAGCACAGGCGCACTGTCAACAAACCCAACAGTTAGCGGTTTTGGTGGTGCAACAGCAACAAGCGGCGGCGGTGGTGGCGGCGGCGGCGTAACTGAAGCAGGACAGAACAGCGGTTCAACTACAGGTGGTAACGGTGGTGCAGGTTACGACGTAAGCGCGTTTATTGGTGGTAGCGCACTTTACAAAGGTGGCGGTGGCGGTGGCGGCGGTGCGGGCACAGCTAGCGGCGGTAACGGTGGTTCTAGTGTTGGTGGTGCAGGTGGCACAAATGCAGTAGGCGGCACAGCGGCAGCAAACACGGGTAGCGGCGGCGGTGGCGGCGGTAACACAAACGCAGGCGGTGCAGGCGGTTCAGGAATTGTTTATATCAGGTTCAAGGTCTAATTATGGTCGCACAATACTTCGCACAAATAAACGAAAATAATGTTGTAATAAATGTACACGTTGTAACAGCCGAATTTATGGCACAAAACCCCGAAAGATATCCAGGTATTTGGGTAGAAACTTTTTTTAATACGCCTGGTAAAACTTATGCTGGCATTAACTATACGTATGACGAAACAACAAAAGATTTTACGCCGCCATATATTGAACCAATAGAGACCGACGACGACGAGCAATAATGCAATGCGATACAGGTTGTTTGCGTTAGTACTGATGTTGACCGCTTGCGAAACCACACGCGACAACACATTGACCGTTAAGTCGAAAGTTAAAAATATGGTTTTAGATAATTGCAACGTACCAGACCGTTGCGGGATAACGCCGTGAAACGCTACCGATACAGCCCAGACGAATTACACGCGCGCCTAATCGTTACCGTAGGCATATTGTTAGGTTTAGTTTTTAGCGTCATTGTCATAGGTATGGTCTACGGCCTACTTTTTGTAAGCCAACCAATAGAACAAAGCCCAAACGACGCAGCATTTATAGATTTAATGTCGACTATTGTAGTTTTTTTAACTGGCACATTATCGGGCCTGGTTGCTTCAAACGGTATTAAAAGTAAACGTAACGAATATTTAGACGAAAATGACTAGGCCCTATACAGCTTTTAAAGCGCCAGTTGCTAAAGGCCCGTTGCAGGGTATGGACGAATTTATACGCCAGGTAGTTAAACGGTCTGGCGGTTCGCTTTGGAATAACGGTAGCTGGGTAGTGCGCGATATTAGAACCAAACCAGGCCAGCTATCTAACCACGCGCGCGGCCTGGCAGCTGATTTAAGTTATAGAAAAATGACCGACAAAGGCATAGCTGACGGACGCAAAATAGCTTTACCGTTTATCTACAAACTTTTAGAAAACGCCGACACTCTGCAAATAGAGTTAGTTATCGACTATGCCGAAAACCGTAGCTGGAAATGCGATAGGGGTACGTGGCTAAAAGGTAAGTGGTCTGGCGGGGACTGGTTTCACGTCGAAGTGAGTTTAGCTATGGCCAGCAATGAAAACCTTGTAAAACAAGCGTTTAATGACGTGTTTAAGGATATGCCTAAAACTGTATAGGGGTTTTGTTAAGCTGGTTTTAACCCTAACGAGAAAGTAGGCAACTAATGACCCTATTAACTAAAAGCGCTATATCGGCGCTTATTGCGTTTGTTTCTGCGTTTATGCTGACTAAACCCCCAGCACCTACGCCAGACGATTTACAGCCACGTTACGACACGGTTTACGAAGGGTATAGCCAACCTGTTACCGTGCCTTCTACGTCGACTACAGCGCCAGCCCTGACCCTTTGCGGGCAGGTTTTTAATATGGCTAAACATATTGGCTGGCCTGTTAATGAATTGTCTACCGTTGTAGCTGTTTCTATACGTGAAAGCCGCTGCCAAACAAACGCTTTTAACCCTAAAGACCCTAATGGCGGTAGCGCTGGCGTAATGCAAATAAATTACTTTTGGTGCAAACCTAGCCAATATTGGCCTAACGGCTATCTACAAGCACACGGCCTACTTAAAGACTGCGCCGAACTATTTGACTTAGAAACTAACCTACGTGCAGCGTTAGCTATTTACCGTTATAGCGAAGGCTGGCGGGCGTGGTCTTTATAAAACATTTAATTATCGCGTCGCTACTAACTGCGTACACGGGTGCGCTATGGTACTTTATAACCAAACGAGAAAGGCTACGAGAAAATGCCAAACCAAAACGAACCATTTGACGCAGACCGCGAACAACTGAAAGCTTTAGCGCACGTCATAAACCAGATAACAGATAACAAAGTCCCGTTAGTCAACCCTGCGCGGCCTAGCGATATGTTTATGCCAAAAACTACCGATTTTGTTACAAATAAAAATATTCGTAATTTGCAAAACTGGTGCAGCGAATACGTTTTCGATGACGGCGACTTAGTACAAGACCTAAAAAGCGTCATAATCGAATTGCAATATTTGTTAGCTGTTATAAAAGATTTACGCGCCAAAGTAAAAGAAGGCGAACTACGCGAACGCGAATTACAAGACCGTTTAAACCACCAGGCAACAGAAGTACAGCGCCTAGAAAATTTGGTATTTCGTGATAACTAAACTAAACGATTTAGGCCAGCCAGTTATTCAATTAACGCAAGACGACTATAAAAACTGTTTAATAATTTCGGGCCTTATTCAGTTAGAAGTCGAAAACCGTAAAGCTAAAACAACTTACGACGCAAACCCGTTACTATCTGAAGCTATAAAATTTTGCGGGCTTTTAGGTGAACAGGCTGTAGCTAACTATTTTGATTACGTAAATGTTTATCGACCATATAGTTTTAGGTCTAACGACGTTTTAGGTTACGAAGTGCGGGCCACATACCACGAAAACGGCTGCTTACTTACTCACGCACCAGACGACAAACACTACGGCGACAAACCAGGCCGATACATTTTGGTAACTATTGACCAACTAACACAAGAAGCGACGTTACGCGGTTTTTCAACACTTAAACGCTGTAACGAAAGAAAAGACAATTACCAAACAAGCTGGCGTTATCCGTGTTTTGCTATGCCACAAAATCAGTTGTGGCCTATAGATATGTTGCCAGCTACTGACGAACTTATTAAGCACCAGACAGAAAAGGCGGCGTAATGGGCTTCAGCTTAGATAATTACGTCGACGTTGCTACCCGTCTACGACTGGCGTTTGAAAAATATCCAGATTTACGCATACAAGAAACAGCGCGTGAAGTTATTGAAATGCCAGATAAAAGCTGTTTTATTCGTTGTACGGTTACAGTTTGGCGGGACGCTAACGACCCGATACCAGCGATAGCGACAGCTGCCGAGCTTTATCCAGGCCGTACGCCTTACACAAAAAACAGCGAGAACGAGGTAGGTTTTACGTCCGCTTTGGGTCGTGCGCTTGGCTATATGGGTTTTGCGATTAGTAACGCTATTGCTAGCCGTGATGAAGTTCAGGCAGCCCAAAGCCGTCAGCAAACACATTTAGCGCCAGTTAAACCGTTACACGATATAGAAGTACCTTTCCCCGAAGTACAGCACCAGCCAGCGCCCAGCACTAAGCAATTAGGGCTTATGCGGGCTTTAGCTAATGGTCAAGGCATTACAGGCGACAAGCTTAAAGAGTATTGCAGCAACGTTTTAAAACGCCAAATAAACACAACTGGCGATTTAACTAAAAGCGATATCTCAAAGGTTATAGACGCGCTAAAGTTATCCGAACTTAAAGACAACTGAATAACGTTTCACAATAGGCCTAAGCGCGTAGCGGCGCGGTTGGTGTAATACGCGGTAACGCGGGTAGAAGGCGCTGTAGTGATACAGGGCCTGGCTAACGGTTAAAGATATGGGTGCTGCGCGAGGCTAAGCAGCGGGCGGGCTTACAGCACTAGGCTTAATCACAACATAAAGACGATATGAAAATAAAACAAACCTACAAACTTCAGCCCGTCTACCTGGTCAGTCAACACAAACTAGGACAAGGCGCAAATGCGCCGCGTCAGCACAAGCGAAGCGCGTGAGAATATGACACAAGGCAAAAAACGCAGAAGCCATAACCCAGCCCAGCAAAACAAACGCAGCTTAAACGCCGAAGCTAGAAGCAAAACAGAATTTAAAACAAACCGACAACGCCTACTAAAAGACAAACCGTTATGCCATTGGTGCAACAGTCGACAAGCTACGACAGCAGACCACTTAATAGAAGTAGACCGTTGGCCTTCAGGTACGCCAGGCGTTAACGGTCTTGATAATTTAGTGGCTGCCTGCAAACCTTGTAACAGTTCACGCGGCGCACGATATGGAAACCTTAAACGCAAAAGCATTTACGAACCAGCACCAACAGTAAACGCAAACCCAAAACGCATATATGCAAACGATTGCATAACTATGCAACACGAAAACGCAAACCCGTTTTTTTTACCGAACCTTCCTGCCA